TTACCTTTTTACTTACCTTTTTACTGTAAATATTACAGTTTAAAATTGTGTAAACAGGTGACTTCGTTTTACGTTTCCCTGACTCAAATTTTATTAAACCTTTTTGCTGTAATCTGTTGCGTGCTTCAATCATAGTCTTTTCTGTGACACCGATAGTGACGCAGATTAACCCGTTGGGACACTCAAAGGGATTCTCCCAGTTCCGATTATTGCTTTCTTGCAAAAGGAAGAAGTAGAGGTCGGACTCCACACTGGTTATTCGCACTTCACGTCGTGTTTGCCAAAAAAGGTTTATTAATTGTATATAGTTCATAGGTAAGTATATATAAGGGAAATATTATAAAAAACTATCGGGATATTTTACGCTACCACACATAAAACATCCCGATAGTTAAGGGTTAACCCAAATATTTTTCTGTTGGTGGTAGTCAACAATTGCAAAGATGCAATTTAATTTCTAATTATCAAATACGTAAGCATATAATTTTTATTTTTTAAGTTTTACAAAGTCCGGGCAAGTTCTTAAGGCTGTAGATCTGTTAAACCCTAACTTCTTGCAGAATACCATATAATTATTCACTTCTCCATAATGATTTTCGCATTCGGTACAACGGATTACCTCAGCCTTTTTATTCTCCTTTTCTTTCTTTTTTGTAACGTTCTTTTTCATCGTCTATATATTTATTTGAATAATCTAATATTTTGTGTAAATCGTTTCTTTCATAAATAGTTACGCTTAATAATATTGCCGGTATCATTATCAAATTGCATTTCTTCACAAAGAAAGAAAATGTTTTATAACTTAAATAAGGGCATATTATCACAAATATGGCGAGAAGGAAAGCGTAACCAATAATCACAACTCCCAATAAAATAATTAATCCTCCCATGATGATATTTTTTTTACTCTTAATACTCTCATTTCCTTATCGACAATATATTTCTTGTATTCGTCCGGATGATCTTTTGAAAATCTGTCCTTGTCGAAAAAAGACATTTTTGTCACTTTCAGAGTTGCACAATCAATGCCACCTATATTCAATATCTCATTGCCCCCTATTTTAACCGATATAATATTTTTTAATTCTTCTATTTCCTTTTCTATGTTCTTTTTGTCTTTCAATAAGCTGTTATATCTTTCAATAATATTCCTGAACGAGTCTTCTGCGTAAACACAACTCCCTTTTTGAACTTCTTTAAATTTAATCTGGATGTCCTCCAGAGTTTCAGAAGGCGGTACGCCGTCACCAAATATATATTTCTCTGTCCATTCTATCCCCTTTTTTATTATATCTTTTGCGAAATCTTCATCTATATTAAAATATCTATACTGGATATTTTTATTCCCGTCATAGACACATAATACCGCCATATCATAGCCTCCTATATACATTTGTGCTTGAATTTGACAATACCATTCTTTCGGCAATTCATCATCTTTGTATATATCTATATATCTCTTTGTGTCTTTTACTTCAAGGATAACCCTGTTTTTACGCTCTCTCTTGAATAATTCCCTATCGGGTGATACTTCTATATACCCGGGGAGATCATCACGCCTTAAAACGAAGTATTTTTGCGTATTCTTCACAACTCTTTCCGTGCTCACATTCTCGAAATATTCGGCGATAGAATTTTCAAACAAATTTCCTCTTATTGTATTTGTATTTTCTGTTATTTCTCCTTTTTTTATCCTGTCCCAATATTGTAGAGGTGTCATGTATTCGCTATAGCCTAAAATTATACCGATATTCGATGAACTTAATTTAAATGACTCGTTTTTATGTTTTAGCCATTCTTCTCTATTTTTAAAAACTGTCTTTCGTATCATACTAAATCGTTATCTAAATATTCAACTTGTGTTAATTCTTCATTTATAGGGGTGCATTGATCGAATTTCAAACCCAGTTCCAAAGGGGAGACAGCGTCTCTCATATCAGCCTTTGCCGCAAATTCCTTCAACAATAATTTTAATACCGTTTTTTTTGCCATTACGTTGAAATCGTCTATCCACAACCCCCTTTTAGCTCTGAAAGATTGTGAATATTTTTTCGCATGTTCTACAATTTCCTCTTTTGACATGTACTTAAATTTTTCAAAGCCTGTTTTGTATCTTATAAAAGCAAGGTTTCCGGCATAAATACCGTCATTAAGTTGTTTAAGAAATGCAACATCTCCTGTAAATTTATTTACTTCTATTTCGCCCTCATATATCCTTGTTTCATTTATAGTTTGAAGCAAATTGGATCGCAAAGCAAGTTCTATGTACCCATTTTTCATTATTTGAAACTGGCACTGCCCTTTGTACGGTATTATTGCAGATTGTCCACACGATTTATCCAAAGACAAATCAGTCACCGCCGCACAGAGCGACGAATAAATTATACTAAGCGGATCGACTTTTTGTAGTTCCGGGCTTGAATACGCCGTTAATATTATGTTCTGACACATCGCTATTCCTTTTTTTTCACCTAATATATCTATAAATCTATCTTTATAAGAGCCTTTTGTAAGGCTCTTTTTAAGTAGTTCAAAAGGTTTTAATGTCGGCCTTTTAACTTGTGTTTCCGTGCTTTTTAACATAGAATCCTTTATATCCATAATTATTTTTTTTTATTATTGATCACTCATAAATATTACACTCGTAAATTTCCTCTATTTTGTTATTAGATTCTTCTTCGTTGTATATTTTATCAATACACATTCCTAAAATTAATATTAATAACAAAACAATTATTTTATATTTATTCTTCATACCAATGTAATATTAAAAAGTCTGTAATTTCTTTTTTAAACATCTCTGTACACCCCTTCTCTGAGTCTTCTATTTCTATCTCTTCATCTCCATAAAGATTATATATTTCATATTTAATCTTATAGCATTTCCCTTTTTTGTCGAAATGTAATTCATAACATATTTGGATGGTTTCCTGCCCAAAATCTTTATCGAAATCGGATCTAAATAGATTTAGATTACCCGATAAAATTTCTTTTTTTTCTTCTTCTGTCGATCCGCCTACAAAATCTGAAAAAATTAAATGATATATATACGCCTCATTTATTTTCATAACTCTATATTTTATTAAATTCAAAACTTATGTTCTTCGGCAATTTTGAATAATCTACACTCTTTATAAAATCTTTATATTCATTTTCAGTCATTACGCCCTCTCCATTTTTTAATAAGTTTATCGACAAAATATTTACCGAGCGCAAATATGCGTGACAATCAATTTTTATCCCTTTGTCGAATAGATATTGCATCACTTGTATTTCGTTGTCTATTCCTTTTTTTTCGCTTTCTAATTTCTTTTTTTCGCTTTCTAATTTCTTCATTTGGATTTCTCTTATTTTTTCCCCCCTCCTTTTAATAACGTTATCTATTGTAAAATATCCTTTTTCATGCATTTTTTTTATCCTGTCTTTTTTCTCTTTCCCCAATGGGATGTAATCGAAAATTCCCAATATGTCGGGATTTTCGAACTCATCACCCGTTAATTTCTCTAATAATTTAATAGCTTTTTTGGACTTTCGCCTCAGTGAAAAAATGATATTCTTTTCTTCTAAGAAATATTTTATATAATCTATATCCTCCCCCCAACAAATTATTTCTTTGGCCATTCCTTCAGATATGTGCAGAGTTCTACAAATTGCATCTATTTTGTTATTGTCTATATAAAATTTTAGATTTGAAATCATGTACGTCGGCATTCCATAAGAGCCATTTCCATGTATATTAACAAATATCTTAAATTCTGGAAAATATTTTAAGATTTCGTCGTGAATGCATCCGGACTCAAAAACATTTTTTATACCTCCATTAAGGTTGTATTTTTCTCCCGTTGCGTAAAAATAAGAATAGCCGTCTTCTTTTATATATCTTAACCCTATTTCTACATCTATGAATGTATTTTTACCTATTTGTTTTGTCTCTGCGTATTTCAACTCATACTTTTTCATAATGTCATTTTTTAATTAAATAATATTTACTCATTTCCAAAAACTTTCGCATTCTCGTAAACCCACGCATTACCGTAAATCCGAGCATCGCCGTAAACTTTCGCATTGC